TGATCGATTGCTTGAGCTTACCGTGGAACTCGAGGATTTGACCGCTTACGCCCTTGGCCTTCTTCTTTTTCTCGATTGTGCTGTCCGCGAGCGCCGCCCATCCCTTCGGCCGCCCTTCTTGCTCGAAGTTCTCCATCACTTCCTCTTTCATGTACACGGCTACGTCTTTGAGCGGTTTAGAGAGATCGGAAAGCTCCTTGTTCAACCGTTTGGTAAGCGTATCAATGCCTTTGTCGGTATAGGTAAACGTGATGGCCATAACATCACCACTTATCCATTACGGTTGTTGTGAATACCTGCGTGCCCGCCGTGATATAGTGTTGCGAAGAAGGGGCCGCCGCATCTGTTCCGGTTGTCTTCTTGAGCGCGCTCATCAATCGATCGTAATATGCCTGAGCCTGCTCTTCGAATCCGTGCCGCTCATATAACCGGTAAATCACGTAAGACGTTTCGTGTATCTCTTTGAGGGTTGTGTCTGTGATTGCAATGATCGAGTTGATAAACGTCTCCGCTTCCGCGAGCAGCACGGTTAGAATCGAGTCGTCCGATTCCGTCAAGCTGTTAATCAAGTCTTCCGGGAACTTAGCCTTGAGTTGCGCCACCGTCATATCCGTTCACCTCTAAAAAAGAGCCCGCCGGTGCAATACCGGCGTGGCCTATTGGGATATCGTGCTTGTAAATACTTTGCACGCGTTAGCGTTATACAAAATCGGGAGAGGATAGGAGAGTAGCGATATAGTCTTCGTGTGCCCTTCGGATGCTTCGGGAATCTTTTCCTTGACAATGACATCGGTCATAATTGGGGATCCATCCGGTTTGAGTTCAAAGTCCACAACCGCGCCGTAACCGAGGGCAAACTGCGACGTATTGAGCAGAATCATCTTGCCGCTTGTCTTTGAGGATTCAGGAATATACTTTGTCGCCGTGTTGGAGTCGTTCGCGTATGTGCCGGAATACACGTAAATCTCGGGGATGCCGAACTCTTGGAACTCTCCGATGAAGCGTACGCTTGGCGAATTGAATCGCGGTTTGAGAAGGCCAAAGTTATAGTTGTTTTTGCTGATATACTTCTCGGTTTTGGAGTGAGTCATAATGCCGCGCGCGAGATACGGAGTAAGAAGAACAACATCCGGCCACATCCCGAGCGTTTGCGCGAAGCTCTCGCATTCCGCGCCGATCAGTTCGAGCGGATCCGTCGAACTGTTCACCGCAAGCGTGCCGGTTGTGGTGATGCCATAATCCTCTTCGAATGTTCGTTCGGTCGTCGTGAAGCTAATCTTGCCGGTAAGAACGAGTTGCCCGAACATATACTCGATGCGTCTTTTCAACCGATCGCGAAGGCCTTGGAGTTTCACGCCGTAGGAATAAGCAAACGAGCGCGTGATGTCCGATGCGTCATTCAGATTCGCGAGTTCGTTCAGATTGAAGCTCGAGGTTAAGGCTTCCGTCGATTCGATGCTGTCGCGTTCGAACACTTGGGGCGGTGTCACGATAATATCTTTGGCAGTGTTCTTGTAGTCGATGTTCTTCGCCGGATCGTCGCGAAGGCCAATAGAACTCATCTTACCGGAAGTGGTAATCATTCGCCATTTGATGGTCGTCGTCGGGCTGTATACACGGCTCGAACCGAGCATCTGAGTGAGGAAGAACGGCTCGTCCCTCATCTGTTGCATTACTTTTGTCAATAACGTTGTCCAAGTCGCGCTGTTAAACGTAGCCATTATCCCGTCACCTCTTCTCTTTCAAGTACGATAATTCCGTTCTTTGCCAACCTTGCTTTCGTGTCAGCGCTCAGCGTACCGTATAAATCGGAATCGTTCACCACGCCGTTCAATAGCATCTTTGCGTATCCGGGCGTCTGCGCTTTATCTACATCTTCCGAGAGTACTGCGCACGGTTCGTACGTGTACATGTTGTAGCCAACGGATACCACGGCGGTTACCGTATGGCTCGAAATGGTGATAACCTTCGTAGAGTAGTCCGTGCTGATCTTTGTCGTAGATGTTCCCTTCGACACGGATATAATCGCCGGCGAGCCATATTCGATCGCGTAAGTGGCTGCTGTTAAGGCTGTGGCTGTGCTCGTCGCCATCGTGGTCGTAACGGTCACCGCCGTAGGAGTGGCTTTGTACAACCCCGTGAGGTTATCCCATCCCATCACCTGTTTCGCGGACAGCGTCGCGTTTGTTGCAACGGATACCATCAGTTCGTATCCGCTTTCAAACCCTTCGGTTTTCAAACTCATCATTTCACCTCCACGCCGGCGAACGTTTTAGCCAGCTTGTCAATGTCTACCCCTTTAGGCGCTTCTTCGGAATCGGATAATCCTACGTAGCGTTTCGTCGGGACGGTTGTCGATGTTTCGAGGATTGATTCGAAGAACTTCTCTTGATCGGGATCCTCGACCAGTTTATCTGCCAGCATCTTCACAAGCGCGGGGGCCTTGCTCTTCGCGAGCCAGCCGTCGCTCCATTGCTGCACGTGCATCGTGTGTTTCTCTTTTTGCATTGTTTCCAGATCATCGCTGAGCTTCTTGATCTGGCCGTCTTTCTCTTTTATCTGCTCGTCGAATTGCTTGGTAAGCGTTTCCTCTTGAGCTTTCAGCTTCTCTTCAAACTGTTTGTTTTGCGTTTTCAAGGCCGCGAGTTCTTCTTCGTAGCGCTTGACAACAGCAAAATCGTTCGCGTTTTCTGCCATTCTCTTAGCTCCTTTGTCGTTGTTTCCATAGGCCGTCTCTATGTCAATCTCTACATTCCAGGTTATCAAGTTGTGTTCTCCATCCGCGTCTGTTAGCGTGATACGTTGCATTCCGGGTTGTGCCGGGATAGGCGTCAGCGATATCTCCAAAAGTGTTGGCCCTTCCTCTTGCCCGGTCGTCTTGTTGATATAGTTGTCGTGATAGGCAGGGCTCAAGAAGTCATACCGGCCGCTTTTGATTAGCTTCTCACCTTCCGAAGTGAACTCGATATCCGCGGCGAGCCCCTCATCTTTTATCCGCAATGCCTTAATCTCCCCGTACTTGCCACCTTTGCTCTCGTGAGACAGAAGTACTGGTATCGGATATGGCACGATCTTCCGGTCGAGATTCTTCTTGAGTTGTTCCGCGATTCTCTTCGAGTGTTCAACCCTGCCGTATCGAGAATCGTAGAAGGTTTGGAAAGGCAGGATCAGAACTTCTTTTGTCACACCGTTTTCACCTCCTGTGATTCGGTTAATAGGTTTGCAATTATGTCTTTGATCGCGTTCAATTGCGCTTCTTCCCCATGTTCCTCGGCGTGTTTACGGTATCCTTCGCTGTCGTACTGGTTGCTTAGGATCATCCGCACGGCCTCGTCTACGGTGTTGTACAGGTATTCCTCGGGATACACGTCGGTTGCTCCCCAGAAGTGATGGATGATCGGTTTAATTCCTTTGCTCTCCGCTTCGAGGATTGCCATGCCGGTCCCTTCGGTGTAGGATGTCGAGAGGAAATAGTTCTTATCTTCGAGGAAGGCGTTCATGTCTTTTTGATGCCCTACGAAGTGGATGTTACGTTCCAGCCCAAGCTGTGTGATGATGTGTTTGAGGTATTGCCAGAGCCGGATGTCTTGGAGTTCGCCAGCCCAGAATAACTCGTATCCGGGATCCAACCGCGCGAGCTGGTTCATTATCTGCACCATCATCATCGGGTTCTTCAGCGCGTTGATATGCCCGGCGAATGCGATCTTGTATCCGGTCCCGTGGTTACCGTAGCTGAATCGTTTGGTATCCACGCCCATCGGCACGAGAGCGACTTTATCCGCAGGCACGATCTCTTTCGCCAGCTCATAGATATGATCCGCTGCGAACATCACACAGTCGGCGTTGTTGTAGTTGATTTGCTTCAGGAATCCGTTGTAAGCCTCATACGCGTGCGCGCGGATGATGGTCTTCTTTGCCGGATACTTGTTTGTCCCGGCAATCGCGAGCTCGTTGCCAAATTCGTACCAAACGAGATCAGCCCAGTCGATGTACTGCTTCGCGTGTTCGATGTCACTTACCACCGCCGTCTGCACGATATAATCCCGCGCGAGTTCGTGCCGCACGCCGTGGAGGAATGAAGCGAGGCCCGGCGCGACGA